CACGCGACCATAGTAAGTCTACTACTCTTAGGGTAAAACTATTACATCAATGTTTGTTTGAAAAGAAGGCAAATGGTAAACCTTTTACTTGTTGGTTGATTTCTGCGAGTAAAGATACCGCTATTAGAAGATTACAAGAGATTAGAGAGGATATGAAACAGCATCCTCAATTGTCTAGGTATCTCGACCCAAAAAGAGGTAATAAAACTGAAATGTATTTTACCAATGGGTCTTGGATAATGGCTACATCAGTAGGTTCAGCAATTCGTGGTGAGCATCCGGCTTGTGTAGCGTTTGACGATGTATTAGTTGATTCTGATGAAATGAATCCTCACACTTTACAACAGTGGTTTAGGAAGGCAATTTCCCCTATGTTATCGCCCGGAAGTACGTTTTACGTGGTTGGTACGCCTATGTCTATGACTGATTTGTACCATACTGAAATGTTAAGTAAAAAGACTTGGAAAAGTGGTACTTGGAGTAGTATAGTAAATTATGATGAATGGAAATCTAGTGATGGGGATATTGACCCTAAAGCACTTTGGCCGGAGTATCGTAGTGTAAAGTTTTTGTTAGAACAGAAAGAAGCAATAGGAGACTTGGAGTTTTCGCAGGAATACCTATGTAGGGTTGTTGACGATGACGCTTCGGTATATCCTAACAACTTAATTCGTAAGAATCTTATCATGGAACACACTATACAAACTGATAGGTTAGATAACAACAGATACATTATAGGATTTGACCCTGCACATGGTCTTGGTAAAGATTACAGCGTAATGGTATGTCTTAGACAAGACGAACAAGGATTTATTCATTTTGTAAATATGTGGAGAAGAAATGACTTCCCACCGGATAAGCAAGCGGATATGTTAATTGAATGGTCTAAACGCTATGGTAACTGCGGAGTAGCAGTTGAGGATGTTGGTTTCCAACAGATGTACGAAAGTTTGCTTGCACAAAAAGGTGCGGTAGTAGATTACAGACCTAGTAAGGTAGGAAACAGAACACTCAAACAAGGATTGCTAAACAGACTTAGAGTTTGGTTTGAAAGAGAGATGATTGCATTTCCTTATGGTAATGATGAAACCCGTAGGATGGTTGAGATTATCCTAGAAGAATTAAGACTTCACGCTTGGCGTGATGGTGTTATAGTGGACTTAGGTGTTCACAACGATACAGTAATGGCTTTCGCACACGCGATAGACCAATTTACATATAAGATTCCCGATATGCCCGTAGTTATGAAAACTATGACGGGTGGACAATGGTTAGGTGGTAAAGTGAATATTAACAGGCCGTCTAATACAGGTGTTGGTGGAAGAGTAATGGAGAGAAGAAGATTATGAGAACAGTATTTGGCCCAAAAAGTAAAAAGACATTATATTTAGACCGTTTGCAGGAGTTAGCAGACTCGGACTATTTTGACGAATGGAGAACAAACGAAGAAGTTATGTGGAAGGTAAACGAAGTTGTACCTGCACGATGGACTCAATTGCATTCTTGCGGGGTGCATAAGTATATGCGTAAAATTAAACAAGCAGACTCGATGGAAGATAAATACAAAAAGGTCATGGGTAAAAGAGTACGCTATTGGCGCAAAAGGTTATAAACATTTTTTTTTTGAAAAAAATTGTAAAAAATTGTCCGTGATGCTAGGCGGGTGGGTGTATGGGGTATATATACTTTTGGCTACTTAGTGTAGTTTTTGCACCGAAATGAGCCAGTAAATGCTAGACCAAAAACCTTAATAGGGAGGATGCTCAGGGTCATATATCCCTCGGTGCGAGGAGACAACACCCGAAAGGGCGTTGAGGCTGGATTTGTGAAGGCGGGCTATCAATAGATAGCGAGATTTGTGGTGATAGCCATAAATTAGGCACTGGTCTTTCAGACCCAAGCCGAAAAACGAAACATAACTTAATTGGATGGATAAAATGAATATGAGAGATGAATTAAAGTTAATCATAATCACTCCTGAATATGAGTATTCAGAATGGATTATTGACGCTAACTGTTAAAGTTAGCCGAGACGGAAATACGTAAATATCTAGGGGGGGAAGAGGCTTGCAGTGCGTAGCAGCCCGCCCTAGATACAGCACAATAAAAGGAAGTAATAATATGAATAACGGTAATATAATTAGATGTATATTATGCGGTCATTTCATCATGCCTAAATACGGTTGGACATTAGGAAATAATGCTCAGCCCTTAGCACAAGGCCGATGCTGTGATGAGTGCAATAAGTTAGTTATTGAAGAGAGACTTAGAATAGTCTTAGAGTAAATAATTAACAAGACGGACTAACATAAAATTGAGGGGGGGCAGGTGGCAACCTGCCGCCTCTCTCTTATCTTAACAAGAGAAACACAATATTACTAAAAGGAGATAATAAATATGACAATGAAGTTATATGTGTACGGTAAGAGCAAGAATGACATCAATGCGAAACTAACAAACGGTGAAGAAGTATTAGGATATAACTTCTCCATGTTTGGCGGTGGCGGTTGGTATTATTTGGACTACACCTTAGAAGTAGGTACAATAATAGCAACCTACACTAACAAGGGTTCAGATGGTTATTCGCCTATTGCTCGATATTGGTACACTTGGAATGGTACTGCCTTAGTATAAGGTAGTACTAGACGGACACACATAAAATTGTGGGGGGGTAGACTTGCACCCTACCGCCTCACTCTTAACTAAACAAAATAAATAATTATAATAAAGGAGATGATAATTAATGAATGATAATGATAATACGATAGTATCAGATTTTAGAGAAATAGTAAGAAAACATCCTTTTAAGTTCCCAACTGTAAGTCAATTTACTGATGAAATGTGGGAATCTCCCTTCATGCAACTATATGGTGAAGAGGGATATAAACTTGAAAACGGTGAAGAAATACTTACTGTAAATGGCTCAAGTATGGGTCAAGCAGTATGGAATCTGATGTGTTCTAAGAGAGATTTAGCCCTATGGACTAGAGGCATCAAACCTCATAGGCATTGGAGAGTAACCGATGCTAAAAGATACTTTGGTATTAAAGGAAATAGAGATAAATTGCTTAGTCAAATAACACTTATACATGATGTAATCGTCAAAGGCGAGAAATAAATGAGTAAGTAAGTAATGACACAACGTAAAATTGAGGGGGGGTAGTGCTGCAACACTACCGCCTCTCTCTTAATTAAATAAGATAAATAATAATAATAAAGGAGATGATAAATTATGACAGATAGATTTGAAATACACCCTCTTAAAGAGAGAATGTGTCAACAATATCAATGCGGACAACCTTACTACTACTCACTACCTGAGTTTGGTGATATGTGTAAGGGGTGTTATTTGGAGTATCATGAACAGTTGCTAGAAGAAGAGTAAGTTTTCAAGAATAAATAACACATGGAGTATGACAATGGTGATGACCCTAAACCAAACATAAACCCCTCATGGGATGCCGGCAGGCATCTCATGGGGCGGCCACTTTTTTAATTTATTTATTATTAACACGTGTTATAAACAAAAAAAGAAAGCAAAATTAAAATCCAAATCCAAATCTTGTTTAGACTCCTGCCCCATTTAGAGGCAAGAGTTTTACGTAATTCTGTTGAATATTAATAATTTATATAATGATCATTTTTATAAATAATTTAATCTTCTAGGTCAAGTTTTACAAGAGCAGCCTCGAAAGAGTCTCCCCAATGTAATGCTCTGCCAATAATGTCAATCGCATCTTGGTCGTTTAGAATGTCGTGCATTAATGCTACTCTTCTACCTGTTACATATCCACCCATAGTGGCAGTAGAGAAACCACAATCTAAAGCAGCCTTAATCAATTTAATACAAGCCTCACTACTATGTGTTCCTCTATTACCAAGAATCATATGATTCCACAACTCAAGTGTTGCCTTAGTTTCTTCACTTATTTTCCTTTTTACATCAGTCATACCGTTTTTTCACCTCCGCCTATTTCAATATAAACAGGCGACCCCTACTCTACATATAAAGGCTATGAAGTGGCATTTACTGGCTCTTTTTTATTCTATATTTATATAATGATCATTTTTTATAAATAACTATCAAACTTCTATATATTATTATTACTTATATTAAGAAAAACAAAAAACCGTATTAGAATCCAAATCCAAATGTTTATTAACACGTGTTGATAATAAAAAAAGAAAGACGGTCAAAATCCAAAATCCAAATATGATTTTCCACTGACCCCATATAGAGGCCAGTGTTTTGCGTAATTCCGTCAAGATTTAATTAAATCTCAAATATTTTTCTGTAAGGTTTAATCAAAACTTCTGTATCATCAACTATAATTATTTGACAACTAATAACATTACCATCATGACTAATTTTATGATAACTAGTATTATAATGTTCGCCATAATCAGTACATATATTTCTATAACAGTATTTTGTATAATTTACATTTGCTCTGTGTCTTGCCATGTTTTCCTCCTGTATCTCTACATTATCTCGGAGTAGTAGTCAGTATATAAACATATTGATTAAGCATTTTCTGTTGTTTATACATATATATTAACACGTGTTAAAAATAAAAAAAGAAAACAAAATCCAAATCCAAATCCAAATATTAATTTTGACACCGACCCCGTATAGAGGCCGGTGTTTTACGTAATTTATATATATCGATCGAGATTTATAAATCAAAAGATTCTAATAAATAATCAACCTTTTCTTCGGAAGTCATATTTTTTATTCCAACTCTTTCTTTGTGCAATTGTTTTTGACGAAATGCTTCTTTTTCTGCTTCTGCTCTTTCTGCATCATAATTAACTTCTGATAACATATCATCATCGAAGTCTCTCATGCAATCTAAGTAGCCATAATTAGGCTGTGATACTCTACTTCCTTCGTAGTATATCTCATAGGCATGATATGCTTCTTCTGATGTTGCCACAATTGCTTCTTGCGTACCACTTTTGTATGTGATAATTCCCCAATATAACATATTTTTTAACCAATCCATATTTTTTTTCCTCCTGTATCTTCACTATCTCTACGGTTCTACAATTTGTGAGAGCAGGGGTCAGTACTTAATACTTTTGATAATGGAGTCTTGACAACATAACAGACCCGTAGGGCGGAAAGACTATAAGCCTACATCTCATATCATAGCCCCCAAGTACACTTTTTCGTGGTACATAGTGAGAATACTACATAGTTAAGACTATATACCCGCATCCCATGTCATAACCCCCCGATAACCTCCTTTTTGCGATGAATTGTGAGGTAGTGTGATAACAAAAAACAAAAACAAAAATTGAATCCAAAATCCAAATCCTATTTTTTATACTAGGGGGTATATACCCCCCTAGTTTTTACGTCTCCTTTTTCTTAGGGCTTAATATTCTGCGTTGATAGCATCCCATTCTTCATCGGTCATATATAGGCGGTCAACACGACCGCACATATAGTTAATGACCCATATTACGGGTGCTTCTTTACCTAGGCTGTGTAGTGTCTCTAAGACACCTGTCATGAATGAGTCTAGTTCTTCTTCACTAGCCCCACCCAAGTACTTTGCTCGCATTCGTTCTTCAATATATTCTTTCATGTCGGGTGAATCCTCCATATTATATCGTAGACGGGGTCGGTATATATACTTATGGTTTAGTGGGTCTTGAAGGGAAAGTTTATAGGCCGAGCAGGCATCCGAAAAGACATCTATAAAAACAAAATCCAAAACCAAAACCCAAAATTAAAATCCAAATCCAAAATCTAATTCAAATATTAACACACGTGTTATACACAAAAGAGACAAAGCGTACGCCTTAAATCCAAATCCAAAATTATAATTTTTGTGGGGTGTAAGACCCCCAAGTTTTAGATTTAATATTCTAATATTTCACCCGTCTTTGTGCAACGACATTTCATTATTGACCAATCGAATATTGAAATCTGATTATATTTCTTCCCTAATTCTAAAGCCGCGTCTAAATCCTGAACCCATGTTGAAGCATCAACGTGAATCTGTTCTTTTTCATCTTCCCATATTCCGCCGAATAAATTAAGCGGCGTATCTTGGTAAAAGTTGCGAGGGATGAAATTATTTAGGCTGTTAGCATTCATTGAGAATGATTTGAGCGTGTTAAATTGTTCATCGGACATGGCTAAGTCGAATAATATTGAATGGCCGCTATCGCATGAAATTAAAACTTCACTTTCACAAGCCGAAAATATATTTCCTATAACTTCCATTTGTTCTTCGATGCCTAACATCTTTATGACGTAGGCTTGAACTTCTTGAAATAAGAAGAATGTTGGTCTTTCTAAGTAGACCCCCACTTGATAACCCTCGCTAAACGAGAGGCGTTCGTTATTATGCATTAGATAAGTACCGTCTATCTCCATGACCCTTCTAAGGAGCATTTGCTTAAGAAGGTTTTGGTTTTATATAATATTTTGAAATCAACCGGAAAATCAACGAAAAAAAGAAAAAATAAAGAAAATCCAAAAAATAAGCAAAATCAAAAATCCGAATGAGAATCCAAAATCTAAAAGATTATAAACCCCCATCTCATCTCAAAAGCGGGCTGGACTTCTAAAATCCCAATATCG